CGCGGCGGTTTCGCCCCACTCCTTCCACGGCGAGTACAACTGGTTGATCCAGAAACCCGCGACCTTCGAGCCAGGATTCGCCGGTCGCCATTCGCCGCGCGCCAGCATCCATGGCTTCTTGAACGCCGGGACAAGGACGGCACAGTGCTCGCAACGATACGCCGCGCGAGCCGGGTCCGCATCGGGCCATTCCAGGCTCGGCCAGCGCAGGATCTGGAAGTGCCCGCATTCCGGGCACGGCACCCAGTAACTCTGCCTGTTCGATTTCAGCCAGGCCGCCTCCACCCGCGACGCGCCTTTCACCGTCGGCGAGGAGACCATCACGATCTTGCGATTCCAGAACGTCGCCGTCCGCTTGATGGCCAGTGACACCGGATCGCCCTCCGTACCTGCGCTCGCCGGGTAACGGTCCACTTCATCGAGCAGGACATACCGGATGGGCCGTGCGGCGAGGCCTGCCGCGGAGTTCGCACCGGCGATGGTGATGTGGCCCCCGGGGAAACGCTTGTGGAGCGTGGTGTTGTTGGCGTCGCGCGTCCGGACGTCGGACAACTTGCCGTGCAGGCACGGGGTGTCGCGCAGCATGGGCGCCAGCCGGTCCTTGGACCACGACTTGCCATCCTCTACGCGCGGCTGCACCACGAGCAGCGGGCCCGGGTCACGGTCCACGATGTAGCCGACGAAGTTGTTGAGGATTTCGGTCTTGCCGATCTGGGAGCTGCTCATGACCACGACCCGCTCGTAGGAGCTGTAAGGAGAGAGCGCGTCCATGATGGCCCGCTGGTACGGCGCGCGGTCGGTTCGCCACTCGCCGCGCTCGGCCGATGCCTCGGAAGAGAGCCGCCGGTTCTGGTCGGCCCATTCGGAGACCGTCTGGCGTGGCGGCGGCTCGAGTGAATCCGCCAGGCGCGCCACGCACACCTCAAGCCCCATGGCGGATGTCCTCGGCGAGTCCCTTCAGGATGACGGTCACCTCGGTGTCGAGGATCTCCCGGACCCGGCGCACGTCGGTCTCGGCGGCCAATTGCGGCGCGAGCTTGCTGGCGATCCCAAGCACGCGGTCACGGATCTGCCGGCCCAGCGTGTACCACTTGATGCTGACGTCGTCGGTCGGGACCAGCTTCCCGATCCGCGTCTCGTACTCCAGTTTCTTCAGCTTCGCGGAGAACACCTCGCGCGCCAGCCGGGCCTGCGCTAACGTGGTCGGCTGCTGGCCGGCGGGCGCCTCGGCGGGCTTGTCATCCAACACAGCATCCGAGGCGGCGGCGTCTACCATCCGCCCGCGCATGACCAGGATTCCGGCTTTGGCGAGCTTCCCGATGTACTGCGGGCTCTTGTTCCGGTGGCGCGCGTACTGCGCCTGGGTCATCAGGATGGGGTTGTTGTTCATAGACTGCGGTCTGCTGCTATGCTCGATTTGACGAGGTGAAGATTTCGCCGGCGATTCCAGCGATCCGCACTACAGCTTCCAGGGCCATCCATCCTTTGAGGAGTTGATGGCCCCGCAGGGTACGGGTCCAATCACAGATGTATCCGTACTTCTCGACGACTTCTGGCCGGAAGAGGAAACGTCGAGGATTTCATTGCAGCCTACCGCCAGTGGCGCGGCCACAAGCGTCCCGAGCCCGTTACCATGGGAGTCGCGGACCCTCTCGACGCCATCATCGAGGACTTGAAAGCGCTGTCTCCGGAGAAGTTGAAGGTGGCCGCCAATTTCATCGGCCGCCTCAAGGGGAGCGGCGATGAAGGCGGAGTTGGTTAGCCTCTCTACTTAAGTGCTTCGTTGATCTCGATGTCGCGCTTCAGGACCTCGGTCAAGAGATCCGACAGTTGAACGCCGCGTTCCTCGGCCTTGCCGGAGAAGTACGTCCAGACGCTCTTCTCGATGGAAGCGGGCATCAGCACCCTCGCTCCAGGCGGGATGTGGTGGAGACCGCGGACGCCTCTGCTGAAGTCGATCTCGGCCGGCATGTCGTTACTTTCGATTGGTTGATTGCTCATGATCCCTCCTGATAATAGCGACTCTCGGCCTGCGTCGCCTTACGGGCCGAAATCAGCCGAATCTTGGTCGCGGCGGGATCGGCGTCCGACCACAGGTAAACGACGGACAGCGTCACACCGTTACTGGCGCAGCCGACCGAGAACCAGCGCTCCTCTATGTCGCTGTGCTCCAGATCGGCGACGGTAAGCAGGCGCGGATCGTGAAACACCGTGGACGCCAATTCGAACGTGACACCATGCTTGCGGGCGTTGGCATCCGCCTTGACCTCGTCCCACTCGAACTGAAACGGGCGCGCACTCACCGATCACTCTCTCATACCATGCTATCGCAGGCCACGCACGGAAAGCCCGAATCAACCAATCAACCCGTTTTCCGGCCTGCCGCTGGCCACAGCGTGCCATCGTTTCACCCGCCGCCCGGCTCGCGAAAAGGGTACCAACGCCGCCGGTCCCGCTCACACGGTTCACGGAGTTCACGCAGTTTCGCTTATCTTGTTCTGCACTTTCTGGTTCCTTGACCACTCCCCTCCACACCGTTCCGGCCGTGCGATTTGTAGTGGAGAACAAGATAGGGCAAACCGCGTGAACCGTGTGAACCACGTGATTCACTCGCCCTCCTTGGCGACGAGGCCGATGCCGACGTAACACCAAGCCAGCACACCGTTTACGGTCCTCTGGTAGTCCGCGACCGTGGGGCGTAGCTTCTTCATCGCACGACCGAAGGCGGTCTTGCTGATCGTGGGACGCCCTGCGCTGGAGCAGTTGTGACTGTACTCCCGATAGAGGCGATCCTGCGGGATCACTGCGTCGGGCAGGAGGATCGTGTGGCGGTCGAGCCAGACGGCCATGGGGTCGGTCGCCTGGCGGAATTCGTCCATGGCGCGGCGGGTCGAGTCGCTCTCGCTCAGGCCGCGGCTGCGGATGGCGGCGATGGCCTCCAGTGCCTTATTCAGTACGCCACTCAACTCGGTCGGGGCTGCGAGCATGGCGTCGAGCCGGTCGCGCGGGATTGTGCCGGATGCGCCGTCCGCGAACGTGCGCTCGAACGGCACGACAAGCCACCGCCGGAAGAACGCCGGCGAGGCGTCCTGGCTCTTCGGCGGATGGTTGGCCGAGAAGATCAGGCGCGCATACGGGATGAACTCGAAGGAGTCCTTGAACTTGTACTCGGCCATCAGTGGGTCGCCGCCGGTGATGGCCTTGAAGACCGACGTGCTGACCAGGTCCGTGGTGGGAAGGTCCGGGCAGATGTTGGCGAGCCGGCCAATCAGGCGCGCGGCCGAGAAGCGGTCGTTCTCCAGTTTGTGGAGACTGAGCGCGGACGAGTTGTGCTTGCCAATGAACGACAGCACCGCGCGCAGGTACGTGGACTTTCCGTTCGCGCCGTCGCCGGTCAGCAGGATGGCCTTCTGGATCGAGGTGTCGGGAGTCATCAGCCAGGCCGGGACTTCCCAGGCAATGGCCTCCGTGTCCTCCGGAAAGACCTCAGCGATGAACTTGTCCCAGGCGGGGCAGTGCGCGGCGGGATCATACTTCACCGGGATCTGAACCGGCGACAAGAACGTCGGCGAGTGCGGCGCCAGGACGCGCGTCCGCACGTCCACGAGGCCGTTCTCGACGTTGACGACGTTGGCCTCGGGACGCTCCCACAGTTCCGGTGCGTCCACGGCGATGTACTTCACCACCTCCTCACCCTTGCGGCTGCTCCACTGCTGCGGCACATCGAGCGCGCCCAGGATGGCCTTGACGCGCCGCTTGATGTAGCTCTCGCCGGTTGGCTTGTAGACGCCACCCTGGAAGACGTACAGCTTTCCGCCAGAGTCCACCGCGAAGTGCGAATCCACCGTGATCATGGCGGCGAGATCGCAGGTGGCGAGTTTGGCGTCCTCTGCCGAGGCAGTTTGGGACACTGGAACTTCCGCCAAATTGGGCGGAAGTTGTTCTCGCTTGCGACTCCTGCCCTTCTGATGCCGGCACGCGGATTCGACCAACGCCTGCACCTCACCTTCATCCAACGGTGGCTTGCAACGGCTCCGGTTCACCGCGAGAACAGCCTCCAGGATCTCGGATGGATCGAGGCCGCTCCCCTTTCCGCGCAGCAAGCAGGCGTACTTGTGCAGGGTCTCGTTGCGCGCGCCCTCGGCGATCTCCTGCGGAAGTTCAAACCGGGTTTTGACTCCGTTGGCCGGCTTGCCGTTGATCAACTCCAGCAGCCATGGTGTAGCCGGGAGAATTGGCATGTCGGCGAACTCGTCGAGACCGTCCCAGGCGTACTCGCGGCCGGAAACATGGACGGATGGCGGTGCGACCACCAAGCCGCCGTCACCCCGGATGTCCAGTCCAGGCAAGAGCGAGACGCCGTTCTTCACCAGCTTGCCGGGATGCGCGAAGTAGAAGTGCTTGCCGCCACTCCCGGTGATCGCCTGGAGGGTGTCCGGCAGCCGGCCGTGTTTGGACACGAGCGTGTCGATAGAATCGTCGCCGCCGTTCTTCGGATCAACGTCCAGTACAAGTACGCCGGAAGCCGCTCCGGTGGCGATTCCGACATTGGAGCCCTTGTGGTTCCACCAAAACTCCTCGATGGCCAGGGGATCGCACGTCGCGCGTTCCTGCCAGTTGCGGAAGCGCGGATGCTTCCCCGGAGTCGGGCACGGGCCCTTGTCGTTCTTGTCGCGCCAGTCCTGACACGTGCAAACGCCATCGCGCACCGAGTGCAGCGGGAAGACGCGGAAGCCGCGCTTTGCGTACTCGATGGCTGCGGCCAGGCAACTCACGGCTTCTCCCTCACCACGTCGCGGATGGCGCGATGCTGGACGCGCATCATCACCAGCATGGTGGTCTCGACTTCCGGGTCATCGCGGCGGTCCGGATCGGCCAGGCGCAGCAGATGGTCGATGATCTTCTGCGTGGTGGCGCTCGGCGTCGCGCGTTTGGGCGCACGAATCCTGTTCTGTTTCACGTTGGGGCTTCCTCACGGCTGCCGCTGCGGAAGCGGCGCGATTATGCCGTCAGGATGGGAAGGGCAAAATGGGGAACCGCCGTTACTCCATTTACTCCATTAAGGACGGCGGCGAAAAACGGGCACGAGGAATCAGTGAGTTACGTGGCCAAGAATCAACGCCTTGGACGCATAAGTCTTTTG